TAAATGAAGTGTATGATGAATTGATGTCAACAGGGAAAGAATCGGACAAAGAACTTGCAAAACAATACAAACCAAGAAAGTTTTATATTGTTAAAGTTATTGACCGTGATAATGAACAAGATGGACCAAAGTTTTGGAGATTCAAACACAACTACAAACAAGAAGGGATATTTGATAAAATTATACCAATCTATAAAGCTAAAGGTGACGTTGCCGACGCTAGTAACGGAAGGGACTTAATTCTTGAACTTACAAAGGCAAAAACCCCAAAAGGTGCGTTCTATACAGTAATACAAACTGTTATGTACGATGATCCGTCTCCTGTTCATTCAGAACAAGAAACTATGGATGAATGGATTAATGATGAGTTGACTTGGGAAGACGTTTATTCAAAAAAACCTACTGAGTATCTTGAAGCAATTGCAAGAGGTGAAACACCAAGATGGGATTCAGAAGCGGGTAAGTATGTTTATTCAAATGATGAAGAATCAAGTGTATCTATTGGTGGAAATAAAACAAGTGTTAATGATGTACAAGATCCACAAGTGAATGATGAAGTGGATGAAGAATTACCATTTTAATTTCGTAAAAAAATGTAACGGGAGCAGTTTATTGTTCCCGTTTTTTTATCTATATTTTTTAAAAAAAATAATATGAATCCATTTATTGCAGAAAAACTTAAAGAAGCCCTTGTAAAAAAATACGAAGCAGAAATTGCCGATGCTGAAGCAAGATTGTATGTTTATTTTACTAATTCAGTTGGTATTGGAGAACATCCACAACATACTGAAGAAATGGACAAACTTGTTGAACAACTTACAAATTCAAATGACAAATTGAAAACCATTACAAAATTTAAAATTTACGAATAAAAATGGCACTTAAAAAAAACGACTTTAGTTCGATAAAGAAAAAGTTTTCATCGGACGCAAAATACAAACCACAAAGATTTTTTGACTTAGGATCTGAATTTCTAGATGCGGTTGGATTGCCAGGTCCGGCAATTGGTCACTTAAATATGTTACTTGGTCACTCGGACACAGGAAAAACAACCGCACTTATCAAAACCGCAGTAGACGCACAAAAGAAAGGTATTCTTCCTGTCTTTATTATCACTGAACAGAAATGGTCTTTTGAACACTCAAAACTTATGGGATTTGAATGTGAGGAAGTTGTGGATGAAGAAACAGGTGAATTGACATGGGATGGATTTTTCCTTTTCAACAATAACTTTGATTATATTGAACAAATCACGGAATACATTAATGATTTATTAGACGCCCAAGAAAAGGGTGAATTAGATTATTCCCTTTGTATCATGTGGGATTCAGTAGGATCGGTTCCTTGTAAAATGACTTACGAGGGTAAAGGAGGTAAACAACACAATGCAAGTGTTTTAGCTGACAAAATTGGTATGGGTATCAACCAACGTATTTCAGGATCTCGTAAGGCGGATTCTAAATACGAAAATACCTTAATCATTGTTAACCAACCTTGGGTAGAATTACCTGATAATCCATTTGGTCAACCTAAGATCAAAGCAAAAGGTGGTGAAGCAATTTGGTTAAACTCTTCTTTGGTATTCTTATTTGGTAATCAAAAAGGTGCGGGAACAACAAAGATCACGGCAACAAAAGATAAGAGAACTGTGAAGTTCGCTTCAAGAACAAAAGTGTCGGTTATGAAAAACCACATTAATGGTCTTGGTTTTGAAGACGGAAGAATTATTGTAACTCCACACGGATTTTTACCGGGTAAAGATACAACAGAAGAAAAGGCATCAATAGAAAAGTATAAAAAAGAATACGCTGACTATTGGAAGGATATTATCGGAGTAGATGGTGACTTTGATCTGAAAACAGAAAAAGAAGAAACTGAGTAACAACAATTTAAGTTATTTTTAAATGACAAAAACACTTTTGGTGGATGGGAATAACCTATTGAAAATAGGATTCCACGGAGTAAAAGATTTTTTTAACGGGACACAACACGTTGGTGGTATTTGGCATTTTTTGAATACACTTAGGAAGTTCTTGGAAGAAACAAACTTTAACAAGGTAGTTGTTTTTTGGGATAGTGAAACATCTTCATCAGAAAGAAGAATTATTTATCCCAAATATAAACTCAATAGAAAAGAAAAAAACGAGCAAGACTTCAAAGAACAGTCATTTGGGGTACAAAAGTTAAGAGTAAAACAGTATCTTGAAGAAATGTTTGTTAGACAGTTAGAAATAGATAGATCTGAAGCTGACGATCTTATCGCTTATTACTGTCAAATATCTAATGACGAAGAAAAAACAATATTTTCAAGTGACCGTGACTTGACTCAACTTATTTCTGAACACGTTACAATTTATTCCCCATCTACAAAACAATACTATAAAAATGGTGACAAAATAAAACTTTATGATGCTGAAATACCACACTTTAATATTAAAACATACAAGATACTTACAGGTGATATTTCAGATAATATTGATGGTATTTTTTACTTGGGTGAAAAAACATTCATAAAGTTATTTCCAGAAATACTTGAAAGTAAAGTTGAATATACCGATATTTTAACTAAAGCTGAAAAGTTGTTATCAGAGGAAAAAGGGAATGTTGCAATACAAAATCTACTTAGTGGTAAAACAAAAGAAGGAATATTTGGTGAAGAATTTTTTACAGTAAATGAAAAAATTGTAGATTTGTCAAATCCTCTTATTACTGATGAAGGTAAAGAACTTGTTAAATTATACTATTCAGAGTCGATGGATCCCGACGGTAGAGGGTATAGAAATTTAATAAGGATGATGATGGAAGATGGGTTTTTTAAGTACCTCCCCAAAAATGATGACGCTTGGGTAAATTTTTTAAAACCATTTTTAAAGTTAACAAGAAAAGAAAAAACAAAATTTAGAAACAGAACAAAAAAGTAAAAATGAAAGAACAAGAAGTAACAAAAGTAGAATTTTTGTTGATGTGTAATGATAACATAGTCGTACAAAGATTTTTTAATGTGAAAGGGTTTAATAAAAATGCCCACAAATCAGAAGAATTTTTCAACTACATAAGAACATTTTGTAATGAACTTAAGTATGATTTGAAAATGAGATCCGTTGTCTACATGTTGGAAAATCAATATGAAATAACGGAAAATCCAGAAGTTCTAAACACATCAATAACCGATGGTGAAGAAAACTTTAACCTTTATATTAAGGTAGAAAACATGACAATTTGTCAGAGAACCTTTGACGCTAAAGTATACCCTCCAAAGGTAAGATATACTGTAGATTTACGCCCAAGGTTAAAACAGGTACTAAGTGACCTTACTGACATTTTTTCAGGTAAAAAATTTAATTATTTTTATCCTCAATTTATTCAAAATTAGTAGTATTTATCATTACTAACAGAAAGAAAAAAATATGGCGACAAACAAAAATTTTGAATATCTCGGTAATAATTTTCAGATTCAATTACTAAATCAAATCATTTTAGACAAAGACTTTTCTCATTCAATTATTGACGTTATTGAAAATAGTTATTTTGAAAATAAGTACTTTAAAATAATCATTCAAATGGTGAAGGAGTATTATAAAAAATATGATCACACACCATCGTTTGATACATTAGAACAAGTTGCCAAATCCGAATTACAACAAGAAACTGCGGTCAAAATCGTTTTGGACACGATTAAAAAAATTAAGGATGCACCTATCGACGGGGTCGATTTTGTACAAGAAAAAGCTTTGAAGTTCTGTAAACAACAAGAGTTACAGAAAGTCATGAAAAAGGCTCAAAAAATTATAGATGGTGGTGAGTTTGAAAACTATGACACACTTGAAGAACTAGTAAGGGACGCACTTTTAGTCGGTACAAAAGATACAAGTATGATGGATGTGTTTTCAAACTTGGACCAAGTCTTAGAAGAAGATTATAGACACCCAATCCCTATGGGAATACCTGGTATCGATAGACTTCTGAAAGGTGGTTTGGCAAAAGGTGAAATTGGTGTTATATTAGCACCTACAGGTGTTGGTAAATCAACAGTACTGACCAAAATTTCGAACCACGCATTTAATTTAGGTTTTAATGTCTTACAAGTGTTTTTTGAAGACAACCCAAAAGTTATTCAAAGAAAACATTTTACACTATGGACAAAGATTCATCCTGACGAATTGTCAGAAAAAAAAGACCAAGTAATGCAAAAAGTTAAGGAAATTAAAGAAACTATGCCAAACGAATTAATTTTGAAAAAGTTACCGTCTGATACTAAAACAATGTTACAAATCAAAAACGAAATCAGAAAAATGATCGCTGATGGTGTTAAAATTGATATGGTTGTTTTAGATTATATTGACTGTATTGTCCCTGATAAAAACTTGGGTGATGAATGGAAAAGTGAAGGTTCTGTAATGCGAGGATTTGAAGCAATGTGTCACGAATTGAACATCGTTGGGTGGACTGCAACACAAGGTAATAGATCTTCTATATCGTCAGAAGTTGTAACTACCGATCAAATGGGTGGATCAATTAAAAAGGCACAAGTAGGACACGTAATTATATCAGTAGCCAAAACATTACAACAAAAAGAAATGAAGTTAGCCACAATTGCAATTACCAAGTCCCGTATAGGGGATGATGGTGTGGTTTTTGAAAATTGTAAATTTGATAATGCAATGATTGATATAGATACAGAATCAACAACAACCTTTCTCGGTTTGGAAGAACAAAAAGAAGAAAGACAACGACAAAGAGTAAAAGAATTACTTGAAAAAAGAAAAGAACGAGAACAAAAACAAAAATCTGAATAAAATAAAATAATTAAATTTTTTTAAAAATGGATATATCACAAAGAATATTAAGTGACATTACAGTGTACATGAAATACGCTAAGTTTCTCCCTGAAAAAAACAGACGAGAAACGTGGGAAGAATTGGTGACAAGAAACAAAGAAATGCACCAAAAAAAATACCCACAAATCAAAGACGAAATTGAAGAAGTTTATCAAATGGTATACGATAAAAAAATCCTTCCTTCAATGAGGTCTTTACAATTCGGTGGAAAACCAATTGAAATTTCACCAAACCGAGTTTATAACTGTGCTTACATGCCAATTGACCACCCTGACGCTTTTTCAGAAACAATGTTTCTATTGTTAGGTGGTACTGGTGTAGGATTTTCAGTTCAAAAACACCACGTAGAAAAACTTCCTGAAATCAAAAGACCAAACCCAAGTAGAACAAGAAGATACTTGATTGGTGATAGTATTGAAGGATGGGCTGACGCAATCAAAGTATTGATCGAATCATACTTAGGTGTTAAATCATCAACTCCTGTATTTGATTTTTCTGATATTCGTCAGAAAGGAGCGTTGTTGGTTACTTCAGGCGGAAAAGCACCAGGACCTCAACCATTAAAAGATTGTATTCATAACATTACTAAAGTATTTGAAAACAAAGTTGACGGTGAAAAACTTTCACCTATTGAAACCCACGACATCGTTTGTCATATCGCAGATGCGGTATTGGCAGGTGGTATTCGTAGAGCGGCTTTGATTTCATTATTTTCTGCTGATGATGATGAAATGATTTCTTGTAAATCAGGAAGTTGGTGGGAATCAAATCCACAAAGAGGTAGGGCGAATAACTCAGCGGTTTTACTTCGTCACAAAGTTACCAAAGAATACTTTATGGATCTTTGGAAAAGAATTGAATTGTCAGGGGCAGGGGAACCTGGTATCTATTTGTCAAATGACAAAGATTGGGGAACAAACCCATGTTGTGAGATCGGTCTTCGCCCATATCAATTCTGTAACTTGTGTGAGGTAAATGCTTCTGATATTGAGTCTCAAGAAGATTTTGAAAAAAGAGTTAAAGGAGCTGCGTTTATCGGAACGCTTCAAGCGGGATACACTGACTTCCATTATCTTCGTGATGTTTGGAAAAGAACCACTGAAAAAGACGCTCTTATTGGGGTTGGTATGACAGGTATCGGTTCAGGTGTTGTATTGGGTTATGATATGAAAGCGGCGGCAGTTGCGGTTAAAGAAGAAAACGAACGTGTTGCAAATCTCATCGGAATTAATAAAGCAGCAAGAACAACTACAGTTAAACCATCAGGAACATCATCTTTGGTTTTAGGTACATCTTCAGGTATTCACGCATGGCATAACGACTACTACTTGCGAAGAATTCGTGTGGGTAAAAATGAGGCGATTTACTCTTACTTGGCAATTAACCACCCTGAGTTAGTTGAAGATGAATTTTTCAGACCACATGATACCGCAGTAATTACAATTCCACAGAAAGCACCTGAAGGGTCAATTCTTCGTCACGAGTCTGTATTCCAAATGTTAGAACGTGTAAAGAAAGTATCACAAGAATGGATTAAGTTTGGACATAGAGGTGGTCAAAATTCACATAATGTATCTGCAACAGTTTCAATT